TTTCGACGGAGCAAACCTTACAGGTATCGAAGGAATTCCTACAGCAACTATTGTGCCGTGGTCTTCTTCTTCAGTGCCATCAGGTTTCTTAGAATGTAACGGTGCAGCTGTTTCAAGATCAACTTATTCTGCACTATTTGCAATTGTAGGTACAACTTATGGAGCTGGAGATGGCGCATCTACATTTAACTTACCTGATTTACAAGACAATGTTGCATTAGGTAAATCTGGAACTAAAGCTTTAGCATCAACAGGTGGAGCAGAAAACGTAGCTTCAGCTAACGCAACTCTATCAACAGCACAACTTGCTTCTCATAACCACGGTTTACCACAAAGATCTAGTCACAGTAACGTTAATAGAATAAATTTAAACTATGGAAATGATGGTAGATATCAAAACACTACTAACGTAAATAACACAGGTTCAGGTACTGGACACCAACATAACCTTTCAACTTTACAACCATATATAGCGCTTATATACATAATTAAAACCTAGGAGAAAAAATGGCAACTAATTCAAAATGGACAGTAGTATTTGATGATAAAATAATTATAAAAAATTACGATGAAGGCGCTTCAGAAGGTATTGGATATAAAATTTTAGATGATGATGCTTTTTGGAATGATGGTAAGTTTAGTAATATTTGGGCTATTCAATATGGAACATCTGTCTCTACAGATGAAGTGGAATACAGAGACACAACCCCTCACACAACGTACACAGATGCTAATCTTGGAGATATAAGTCAATTCACTAGTAAATGGGATGCAGTTCATTTAACTGAATTACAAAAGAATTGGGATAATGATGGCGTGCTTGATGAAACGTCTGAAGAAAAAATTGCAAGATTGGGCGCAAGACCTACTTCTTATACATCTTCATAATCTTTAATAAACAAAGTAGCGGTATATCTTTTTAGATTTGGTACATTACTTGCATGCTGTGAGTGGTAATAATTAGAAGGAAACATAACAGCTCTATTTTCTTTAAAACCAACATGTATGTCTAATTGTTCATCTGTATAAAATACAGTTCCATTGGTAACTGCAGCTGGACCACTAATCATTACTAATATATTTACTATTGCATCTTTATCATCTACGTGAGGTTTAAAGTGATCTAAATTTCTTAGATCAATTCCAGAATTCCAATCAACTTTATTAATTTTTATTTTAAATTTTAATTCAGCTTGTTTTATAAAAATATTTAATAATTCTTTGTTTCTTTCTAAATGAAATCTACTTCCGTAGTAGTATTTTTTAGTCTTTTCTGGAGCATCATCAAAATAACTAGGTGTATAAAATGCTTTATTTAATGCAAAGTCTTGAACTTTTTTTAAATCATCCTCTTTAAAAAAATCGTTAATAATTTTTATCACGGTCTAAGTAACACCCAAGATGTTAAAATATATTTTTCACCTGATAAAGGTGGATTACCTCTATGCACATACGGAAAAGCAGCTGGCCATATTACTATTCTACCTTTTTTAGGTTTAACTCTTTTACTAAAATGTAAAAACTCTGTTTCTCCACCTTCCTCTACATCATTTAAATAAATGCTAAAAACAAAAGCTCTTGCTTCATTGTGATAACCTTTTCCATATTCTACATGCCAAACATGATATCCTTCAGTGGGTAATGTTTTTTGAATTTTTAAATTAGTATAATGAAAAGGACATTTATAAGCTTCATCAGCTCCCGTGTTTGTTGCATAATGTCTCCAGCATAAATCAAAATTTACTATTAAAGTTTTTAATTCATCGCACCAGATATCTACGTTTTCCCTATTTACAAAAAGTTGTGTATCTTGTTTTTCTGTTATAGGAGCTTGATTATCTGCTAATCTAGTAAAAGTTTTATTTTGTTTGTTTTGTTTTTCAAACAATCGAATAGCATTATTACATTCTTCTTCACTAATGTAACCATCGTAAACACCAATAAAATTAGTTATATCGAATGTTCTTTCTGTCATTTATTATTTCTCCTTTTTAATTATAAACTTATACTGTCTGTTTATATTTTGTTTAAAAAAAGTCAACCTCTCAGATTGTATGTCTATAAAAGCAGATATTGCATTTTTAGATATTTTTCCTTTAAATTTATTAAAGGTTAAAGAAACATCTTCTTCCATGGCTTGTATTGTTTGATTAGTTAAATCTTCCATACTTAAAACTTTCATTTCGTGTTGATTACATTTAGTTAAAAAAGTAAAAAAACTTTCGTCAGTCCAAAGATCTGTAATTAATACCTTACCTCCTGGTTTTAAAATTTTTTTAAAGTTATTAAAAGGTAGATCATAGTTATAAAAGAAATGCATTGAACAATTAGACACTATAAAATCAAAAGAATTTTTTTTAATTTTAGTATTAAAAAAATTATCTTGTAAATAATTACATTCTTTAAAATGTGATTTAGCATAATCAATATAAGAAGGATTTACATCTATTCCAGTGACATCACATTTTTCAAAATATTTTTTAATTATATGTGTGCCTCTTCCCCAGCCACAACCTATATCTAATATAGATTGATTATTAATTTTTATGTTTTTAAATAAATTTAAATAAGTAGTTACTTGATTAGGAAAATCTAAATCTTCTTCTTTTAATTTTACTTTTTTATCTATAAGTCCATGATTTTGTAATGGAAACCAGTTATTGTCTTTAACATATAGATCAAAAAATTCTTGGTCGGATAAATTAGGTTTCATTCTTTTTTCTAAAAACTGTTTCATTAACATACATATAATTTCCTTTAGCATATTTGCAGTAATAAGGAATGTTTATTTGATATTTATGAAATCTGTATTTAAAATGTTTTGCAAGATGTCCTTCATATTTTTCTGGAAGTGTTCCATAGAAAACAGCTCTAGAATTATATTTAACATGCATAAGTATTAATTTTAAAAACAAAAGATTTCTAAATCCATTAGTAAATACATTTTTTAACTCATAACTAGGAGAGTCATCAAAAAAAATACAATCAAATTTTTTATTTAAAAGAGGTAGTTTTAGTTGCCACAATCCTTTAACAAGATTAATTTTTTTATTTCTTTGTTTAACTCTCCATTTATTAAATCTTTTAATAACACCTTCATCTTTTTCTATGACGGTGTAAGATCTTAATCTATGTTTATTTATAGCAGTAGCTGAGTATCCCATCCCAAAACCTATTTCTAAAACATCACCATGTGGTTTTAATACTTCAACACATTTTTCCATGTAAGGTTTTTCCCATGACATCATGGTTTGAAAATTTTCATAATAGGGATCTATTATGTCCGCTTTAAAATTATTTTTTTGATATATCATTAAAATATTTTACCGTTTTGCCATTTCCATAAATTTGGAGAATTTAGTATTTGCCAATATATAAAATAATCTAATTCTAAATATTTGTGAACTTCAACTGACTCTAAATCTAAATTAATATTTTTATCTGTGTTATCAGTATTTAAAAATTCTTTTTTACCAAAATGCATTTTTAAAAATGCTGGTAAATCTTTTAATTCAACATACCAGTTTATATGGGTATTTATTAAATATGGAATTTGTGAAGAGCTATGGTTGACATGTCCTCTTTCTCTTGTAAACAAATTTATTTTAGCATTATGTAGAGAATCATATTCTATGTCTTCAGGATCTAAATTGTGTCTTTTTAAATCATATTTCAAACCTGAAACAAATCTAGTGTAAGGGTCTCTTATTACAGTCCATCTTACTTTTTGAAAATTAACTTTATCTGTAACCACAGGATTTAAATCTTTAATACATTCTCTAACGCTGGTTGATCCATTTTTATGAATTAATAAATATTGAAATTTATCTGTTTCATATAACTCTATATTTTGAAATAACATTTTTTCTCCTTCATATTTCTAACATTATGTTTAGTGAAAACCTATTATGATTAACTGTGGGTGCTACACCCCTATGATATAGTTTACTAGGAAACAAAATCGCTTCCGATTCTATTGATTTATGAAAAGTTATTTGGTCGTCTATTTTAAACTCTGTGCCACCATCATTGTTATGTAGATTATATATAATAGAAAATTTATTATCACCTTCAGTGTCCATGTGAAATTGCATAATGCTTCCAGGATGATACCAATTCCAATAAATTCTATTTATCTTTTTAAATTTCATAAAAGAATTACTCTCTACTATATCAAAAATAACTTGAGCATATGTATTTAAGATATCATTATTGTAGTAGTCTCCGATATCTCTATAAGTAACTGTTATAAGACCTGCATCTTTCTTATCTTTATTCATGTAATTATTTTTATCAAATCCAAAATACCATCCTTTAAAAGAGCATAGACTATTGATAATATTTAAATTGGTATTTTTAGGGATATTTGTATTAATTTTAGTTAACATAGTGTATTGTTTTCTGACTTTCATTCTCTAAAAAACTAATATATAAGCTACTATATGCTACAAAAATTAAATTTCAAGCCCGGTTTTAATAAGCAAGACACAGAATCTGGTGCTGAAGGTCAATGGACTGATGGTGATTTTGTTAGATTTAGATATGGCTTACCTGAAAAAATAGGTGGCTGGTTACAATTAACGGCAGCTAATAAAACTTTACCTGGAGCTGCTAGGGCACAAGTTGCATTTTCTAGTTTCGCAGGTGAAAAATATTCGGCTATTGGAACATCTCAGGGTTTATTTCTTTATTATGGTAATGACTTTTATGACATCACTCCTTTAGATACAGCAATAACCGGAGGCACTTTAACAACGGTTAATGGATCTAATGTTGTAACAATTAATAAAGGATCTCATGGTTTAGCTGCGGGACGATACGTAACTCTTTCATCTGTCACAGTAACAGGCGCATCTGATTTTACAGCATCAGAATTAGAACAAGTTTATGAAATATTAACTGTTCCTGATATAGACAAATTTACTGTACAAGCTTCTAGAAATGAAGGTGGATCAGGCATGACTGCAGCAGGAGCTGTAACTGTTAATCCGTATGTTGAAGTTGGACCAACAACACAAACAACTGGATTTGGTTGGGGCACATCTACATGGAACACATCAACGTGGGGCACAGCTAGAGCTACAAGTTCTGTGACCCTTGATCCAGGAAACTGGAGTTTAGATAATTTTGGTCAAGTATTAGTTGCAACTATATTTAACGGTAAAACATTTACATGGAATGCTGGTGCATCTAATCCACGAACGGTGAGAGCTTCACTAACTACATCAGGTTTTGCAACCGGTAACAATCCTACAGCCAGCAGATTTACATTAGTTTCTGATCGAGATAGACACTTGTTTCATTTTGGAACTGAAACAACCATCGGTGACACCACAACACAAGATCCTATGTTTGTAAGGTTTTCTAATCAAGAGGATTTAAATACATATACACCAACGGCTACTAATACAGCGGGCACATTTAGATTAGATACCGGTAATGAAATACGAGCAGCACTTCAAGGTAAAGATTATGTGTTTGTTATAACCGATCTTGCTGCATACGTTATTCAATTTGTTGGTCCACCGTTTACATTTAGTGTTAGACAAGTTGGTACAAACTGTGGATGTATTGGTCAACACGCAGCGACCTTTGTTAATGGTGCTGTGTTTTGGATGGGATCGCAAGGTGGATTTTTTGCATTTGATGGAACAGTGAAATCATTACCATCATTAGTAGAAGATTTTGTTTTTAGCACAGATGGAGATAATCTTGGATTAAACTTTAATTCAAGAGATGTCATCTTTGCAGGTGCAAATAATTTATATACAGAGGTAAATTGGTTTTATCCTAAATCTGGATCTGACCAAATCGATAGATGTGTAACTTATAATTACTCTGAAAACTGTTGGACAACATCGTCTTTAGATAGAACCACATACCAAGATCAGAGTGTATTTGATAATCCTTATGCTACAGATTATGATGATACACTAACACCAGTTTTCCCCGACATATTAGGAATTACAAACAAATATGGTGCCAGTATTTATTACGAACATGAACAAGGAACAGATCAAGTTAATAGCACAGCAACAACAGCTATTCCTGCCTTTATAAGATCTGGAGATTGGGACATAACATCTAGACGTAGTGCTCTTGGTCAAGCAACAGGTGTTGCAGATTATAGAGGAGATGGTGAATTTTTTATGGCTGTTAGACGATTTATACCTGATTTTAAATATCAACAAGGTAATGCTAAAGTAACTTTGTTAGTTAGTGCATATCCAGACGATGTGGCTGTAAGTTCTCCACTTGGACCCTTTACAGTTACGTCAACAACTGATAAGGTAGATACTCGAGCCAGA